GCTTATTGTGTGCGCCAGCACCCCAAGCTTTGATGTAAGCAGCTTGATCTCTTCCAAGTTGTGCGTTGCTGTCGCTGATGGACTAAACCACGCCTCGACATAAGAACTGGCGCTAAGTATTCCAGTCTGCCCCGTCACGGTTGCTGATACCTGGTTAGTTCCGGGTGCGTTTCCAAAGTCTAGGATGGCTGTTCCTGTTGCGCCCATGTTATGTGGGGTCAGTTACTGTAAAGGAAGAAACGTCAACCTGTGCGCCTGCGGTGAAACTTACAGAGTTGAAATTTAATTCCGCTCCTGTGGTAGAAACGTCGCCATCCCACAATGCCGTTGTGCCGTCAGATTTGAGGATGCGAAACCAACCTGCCGTGCCCGTTGCGTCGGCTGACGCATCGCTGGTTATAGCTGCCGCTGTAATAACTCCTCCAGAAGCAGAACCAAAAGCGGTTGCGTTCATCCTCAATTCAGCAACCAATGTCCCGCTGGCGGCGGTCTCTGGCGTGAGAGGCTTTGTGCCTGTGTAGATTCGAAGATATCCGTTGTTGGCCAGCGCCGCCTTTGCATCAAGAGCGGCGTTTCGGGCAACGATGGAAGTTCTTTGACTCATGCTTCAGTTTCCTTTTGTCCGCCTATGATGTTTCCTTTTTCATCACGCTGAAAAACGAAGCTGCTCTTGGCTGTGTTTGGAGGAATTGTGACGTTTACGTTGATTGGAGGCTGAACCACTGGCGCTGCGGGTTTTAGCTCTGAAAGCTTTTCAAGAACTTTGCGGGTGTATTCTTCGTTCCGCTTTTCCATCTTCTCTTGGAACTTTCGAGATGCGTCTTGCTCCTGAGCGATAAACGATTTCATTGCAGCCTGGTCTTCTGCTGCTACGTCATCGGGCGCGTCTGGCATAGCCTGTTGAACATTGGCCTGCTGGTCTGACTCGTTGAACTCCAAATCAAACTCTTCGGCCAACTCATCATCCGCCGCGATGTCTTGGAACGTGTCCTCGATGTCGCCGCCGTCTTCGCTGATGATCTCGCGCCTCGACTTGAATCCTTTTTCAACTGCCAACACTGAGGCCTGTAAATCTTTCAGCGGGTCAACCCAATCCCAACGGCGCGGCTTGAACTCTGGCTGATTCCATTTGTCCAACTTGGCAGCAGGCAACGCTGGGCCGCCTTCGGCATTCTTCAATGCTCCATTCATGGCTGCCATCGCCAGCCACTCTTCAAATACGGGACGAACAAACCATTCGATGAACCATTCCTGACACGTCTTCCATTCTTCGCGTTCCTCCAGTAATCCAGCCCGGATGCTTGAGTAGTTCACAGACTCAAGGTCGTTGGCAAGTGAGACGTAGGACACTCCTAGTCCCGCGCTGATGCCGCGTAACGTGGCTTTGACGAACATGGCGAACGCCGTTGAAGGATGTGACGGGTCAAAGGATTTGAAGTCATAGCCGCGAGGAAGCGTTTCAATGCTGCCCGGCTCGACGTCCATGAACTTGTTTCCGTGTCCATCATCCGCCCCGGTGTAGCCGCCTGTCGCTGTGGCGTTCGGGATTAGGAATCCCATCTTGGCCGCGCTCACGCGACTGGCTACAACCTCGGAATCTTCGTAGGCCGCCAAGTTTTTCAGCCTCGTCATTGATGATACCAACCAAGGAACGCCAGTTGATTGACCGATGCGTTCCGGGTCATAGACGTGGATGATCTGGTCTGATGGAACAAACTCTACATATTTGCCCATCGCGCGCGGTTGATACAGTTCTCCGGGATGGTCGCGCAAAATGTAATAGCCAATGACTTGGTAGTTATTGGAATATCGGATTCCAAGTTTGACAAAACTGCCGTCGCCGCTGGTCGTGGTGTAATCCACATCAAGCTGGTCAATCTCGATAGGCTCAATGGCAAAACGAAATTTGTTTCCGGCGGGATAATGTTTTCGAATGAGGCACGCGCCATCCCGCGCCGTCGACCTCAACACAAGCTTTTGAACGTAACGCCAGGTAAGATTCTTTCCGACCGTGCAAAACTCTTTCCTTCCCCAAACATCAAACGAATCTTCGATGATGTTGTTGGCCAACTTGTCGTAGCGCTCAATCCAAACTCCATCCTTTTTGATGCGTTCCTTAATCTTCATTTGAAGACCAATCCCGCAATGACCTAGGACGTTGTTCTGTATCAGCTTGAAATAGCGGCGGACGTAATCGTTGTTACGCTCCATCTCGCGGCAGCGATTCCGCAAAGCCTTCAGCCCACCGCGTATCTCATTGTCCGCGCTTGAACCAGTAGCCAGCCAGTCGGAGTTTAGCCTAGAGAAGTCCGCGCCGTTGTAGTTGCGCTTTTGTTCCGGCTCAATCTTGGGTTTGCGAGCAAAGAATTTTTGAAAGATATTCATGGTCGGCCAAACCTAATGAGAACATTGCGCCCACTGCCAAGCCCGTTGGCGGCGTTCTCTGCCGCTTGTTCGCCATCAACTAGGTCTTGAAAATAGGATCTAGCAGAGAGCAATTCACTCCAAGACATGCGCCCAATGCTCTGGCCCGCAATCGTGGTCTGCAAGACGTCGCGTGTGGATTTGCCTTCCATCACGGAGATTATGGCGTCTAAACATTTCTTCGAGCTTGTCCGCGTCTCGAAATTATCAGCCTGCTGAGCCAAATCTGGCAGCACTTCCATCGTGCCGCGCCATACCGTATAAGATTGAGAACCAAGTGAAATGCGAGCTGTTCCGACATATTTTCCGGGCAGCCATTGGGCCGATGTTGTCGCCGCTACGGTCAGAGCGTATTGACTTCCACTGGCTGTTGACGCAAAGGATATGATTGAACCGCTTTCTTTTCTGAATCCGTAGGTGAGCGTCCAGCCTTCTCCGGCTGGGAAGTTATCTATCGCAATCAAAAGATTAAGCGTGTCCCCCGCATACATGGATACGGGGACGGCTGTTAATGTAGTTTGCGCCATTCATTTTTCGCACGTTGTCAACGCCAACCATTTGACCAACTGCCCCGGCGCATCGGCATCACCGGAATCTGCTCTTTATTTTCGTCTGGCTTGAGCTTTATCGACGCCTCAAGCGCACCGACATCTGGACGCAAGATGTCAACCAGTGCCAGCCAATAGACGCGCATGTCCAAAGCTTCATTCCGTGCGCCACTCGCCTTCTCATATGTCCGGCGCGGAAATCCGCGCAGATGCTTGGTCACCACACGCTCGCAGGTGAGTTGCCTAAACCATCCGTCGTCGTAACCAAATCCCCTGGGGAAATGCATGAAACGAGAACCGGCCTCGTCAATCCTGAGCCGAGAATAAATAATGTCCTTGGCTTGATCTGTGGCAACTGAGTTGTAATGAAAATCTTCCTGTGTCGTCCGTCTCTGGGTCAACGCCGGCTGAGTCGAGCCAATGCCGATGACCGGCACAACGATGCAGGGTGTGCCGTGTGACTTGGCAAACTGTTTCACGATGGCGGGCTTGAAGTGGAAGTCGATGGCTACGGCAGTCAAGCGTAGCTCTATTCCATCCTGGCGTTTGAATCTTCGAGTCAGTTCGTTGGCGAATCGTTTCCATGTATCCTGCTTCTCTGTGTCGCCATAGGTCTTGACCACCTCGACGCCCCATGACTCTTCATCTTTACCAAGCCCGACAATCTCCATCTCGATGCGGTCTTTCTGCACGTCAGCTCCAGCAGAAAGGAAAATGACGTTGTTTGGCAGTCTGTCAGGTGCGTAGTCTTCACAGCGTGACGTCAACGCCGTCGGCTCTATGGTTTCACCCGCGTCTTGCCACGTCTCTGCGAGGAACGTGTTTGTCCACGTTTTAAGCTGCTCCGCGCCGCCTGTTTTCGCTTCGAGGAACTCTTGCGACATCTGGTGCAATCTTGAAGCAAAGCCGCGCTTCGGCCTGAACGGAGAGCATATCCCGTTGAGAAAATATCCACGCTTGCCAGAAAACGGCGCAGTGGCAATCCATTTGCCGCCGCGAAGCGCTCGCACTCGATCCTCGTCTGTCCAGTGACATTCACAATTCTCACACAAGTAAAAGGCGGTCTCTGGCTTTCCTTCGTCCCATCTGACCTGACTCCATTTGAGGGTTTGCTCGTGCTTGCATTGGTGGCAACTGACGAACCACAGTCGCTTGTCCGTTTGCTCGTATTCGTTTTCAATTCGGCTTGTTCCTTTGTTGGTGGGTGTGCTGGTCAGGTAGACCACGGAGTTCCAGAAGGATTCTGTTCTTCGTATGGCAAGGCTGACTGGATCTCCCTCAGACCCTGCGCTAGCTGGGTAACGGTCAACCTCGTCCAGGAGGACGACGCGACGTGGGCGGCCAGCCAGTCCAGATGGCGCATTGCTTCCAATAATTGCAAGGTTTCCTCCCGGGAAAGTTTTGAGCTGGATGGTGTTCTCAGCGGTGCGCGACTTTTGTTCTGTAACAAGCTCTCGCAATGCGGGTGTATCTCGGCAGGTTGCATTAAATCGTTCTTTACTCCATGCCTGAGCCATCTCAACCGACGGTTGCACCAGCAATATCGGCGACGGCTCAGCCGCGATGAAGTAACCTAGGATGTTTTCCAGCAGCGTGGTTTTTGTCGTTTGACTCGCCCACATCAGACACACGCTCCGAACTGTCGGGTCGTTGGCAGAGTCCATCGGCTCGCGCGCGTATGGCACAGTTGAAAGCGAATAGCGCCCAGGCTGCGCTGAATACTCACGTGACAAGTAGCGGAAGTTCTCAGCCCATGTCGCCACGGTGTAGCGCGGCGGCGGCGTCACTATCTTTATCGCCTCGCGCCACACGCTCGCCGCACTCGCGTAGTTGTTCGATGATTTTTTCTCTTTGCTCAATGGTTATCTCTGTCATGGCCAGCACCGTGGCGACCATCGCTTGCAGGCCACTGGTGACTAACGACACCACCTGCGCTTTGACAACAAGCTCGCCGCGCTGGAGTGCGTTCGACATTTCTTTTTCGTCGGCTTGCTCCTTTGTTAGCCTTAGCTTTTCGTTGTCAATGTCTCCAAATCTTGCGGAACAAATCTGCTTTGTTGAAAACTTCCCATCCTTGCCAGGCTCAATCGAATACTGGCGAAGCCGTGCCGATAGCGTGCGCGGGTTAATGTCAAACTCCGAAGCTGCGTTCTCCACGTTCCATCGCGATGCTGTGTATTTCTTCAAATGAGATTCGCCTGATTGATTGTTGTCCTGTCGCCGTTAATTTGGTTTTCAATTTTCCAAAGCGGGCGCATGTATAAAAGCATATTACACAACATATTGTGGCCTAGCCACTCGCGTCGCCGTCACC